AGGGGTATGATTCGGCGATTAGGTTAAACGCTAAAAGCGCAACACGTTTTTATTAATAAAGTGATAATAGTCCGTAGAATAAAGGGGCACCTTACATAGGAGCTTTATCGATGTTCATCGATAGCTGAGGCTCAGTTTGTCGCCTAATCAGGTAACTGATTAGTGAAAACCGGGTGAATTCAGGGAAGCCCTTAGGCAATCACTTCTGAAAAAAAATCGGCACCGCCGAGAACCTTGAAAATTAGATCTTTACTTGAGAGCAGTACCCTCTAGTAAAGAAGCCTGAGAGTACACTCGTTTCAGAAGCGAGTGTACGGGTAATCCTGAGCGAAGCCAACCAAGCGTGGTTGGAACGTGCAGAGACTAGGTGGTGCAGCACGATCTTGCTGCGTAATACACCATTAGCGCCCGGCATCCTGGAGACAGGATGAAGAGATAGTCCATCCCCACAGGAAACTGTGGACAAGGAGAATGACTTTCCCAAAATCCTTGGTGCTGAACTGTATCGGCCTTAATAGGACTATCTATCCCTCTTTCGATAGTCCGCATAGTGGGGCGCCTATGGCGAAAGCCATAGGGCAATACCCGTCAAATTCGGTGAACCCCTAGAGGTGGGGAATACCGAGCCAAGCCCAAACAAGGGAAGGTGTAGAGCCTGGACGGCGGGCTCCGTAGCAGTATACTGTCGGAGAAGGTACAGGGTTTGAATGGACCGTTCGAGTTCGCGAAACGAAGTACGCTCTTTCCTGATTGGCACCCTACTTGGGGATTGTCATGTAAGTCGAGTAGCCCAGTGGCAGTGGTCTAACACCACACGCGATTGGGTCGATTGGAAGGCTGCTTTTGTTAGAGCAAATCTCGGGTATCCCTGTGTTGTGTCTGAGTATGTGGACCATACATGCCGTAACGGTTTTATGTATAAGTTCACGGCAGCCCAAACCAGCGGACGTCTTAGAATCTATCGTGATTGGTTTTACGACAAAACAGGAGTAAAACGAATTACAAGTAAGATACGATTCTTAGACCACCCTCTGGGGTTAGTGGCGCTGATCCTAGATCAGGGCTCCTGTAGAGGGGGCTTAACCAAAGACAGCAAAACGGGAAACCAGTACTATCGTAAACCAACGATACGCATAAGCCTTAACAACCACTCTAGACAGGAGTTAGAGTTGTTCCAAGAAGCTTTAAAGGTTAATTTTAACCTAGAGAGTTCTTTGCAGAAAAAAGGAAAAGGCTATCTTGATGTTTACTTTAGTACCTCAGCTTCTCAACAACTGTGGGCTTTAATCAAGGATTTAGTTCCGAATATACCCACAGCTAGAAAGAAGTTTCATCCATTCATCCTCCAGACCACAAACTCTAAATTAGTTAAGCGCAGTCGAGGCGTCGATCTGGTTTAGAGGCAGTGAAAACTGTGGTGGTAAAGCATCCTGCATACATCGTAGAGATGGCGGCTGAGCCCGTGGTTGTTCACGATTTCTCGAAACAACCCGGCCAAACAGTGCAGTTAGACCGTTAAGTTACTAGGTAGCGGTCTTTAAACTCCGTGAATTGCTGGAACCCCTCCATCTGCTAAGCTCATGGGGAATCAGCAGCCAAGCCAACTAGAAATAGTTGGAAGGTTCAACGACTACCGTTTGTGACTTCTCTTCCTCTTTTTACTCTTGGCGCCGTTGCCGGTGACGGAAGTTTAGGTATCCCATTGGAACGCCCTAACTCCGTTTACCTTAGCTTTACACATGGTGCGGAGCAAAGAGAGTATCTGGTTTATAAAATGAACCGGATTAATGAGGAACTTGGTACTAAAGGGACTGTCAGTCAACCAAGTGCTTACTACGATTCTCGTACTAACAAGCACTATATGCGCTGTCAGTCTATGGTTGTAAACCCAGCTCTTAAAGAGCTTTATTCTCTTTTCTATATAGATGGAGAGAAAAAGTTTACACCTAAGGTATTGAGTCTTTTAGGGTTAGAAGCTTTAGCCGTTTTCTGGATGGATGACGGCAATGTGGGTAATACCACGTCTGCTGTTAACAAAGGAATCTTGAATCTATACCGTCCTTTGGACGAAGCTCACTTAGTGTGCGACTGGATTCAAGGTCTAACTGGCGTTGAAGCTAAACCGTATCGAGATGGTGAGTCGTATCGCGTAAGAATTTCTCGCGGCTTAATGCCCAGATTTCTTTCAAAAATACGTCCTTTTGTCCATACCTCGATGAGAAAAAAAGTCACCCTTTGCTTTTCGCATTACAATACAAAAAGTAAGCGAGAGTATGAGGCGAGCCTGACCATCCCCCTAGTGGATGAAGGCAATAAGGCGGCACGAGCGCGGAGCAAGTGTGCTATATAAGCACCTTGATGATATAGTCTGATCTTACAGGATGGTAAACTGTAAGAACTAGAGGATAAAGAGCCTCTAGGTTAACATTTGTACCGTTTCTTCGGTAACCCTGGCTCCAAGGAATCTCGCGAACGTACCGCTGAACAAACCATCGGTACCGCAAACAGCAGGAACATTGTCAAGGACAAAGTTCTTGTGACGCTTAAAGAGTACACAGGCCCTGCAGATCCTAGTGATCCTACCCAGCCTTCTACCTTTAAGATTGCGCGTGAGACCCTGATTACCGCCCAGCGTCTGTTGCTGGATACCGGTAACCTCACCACCTTCCACCAATCCATTGGCAGCCTCACCCTGCTTGACGACTATCGTCGCTGGCGTGATCGCGTGTTTGCTAACGAGCTTCTGAAAGCTGAAGCCTGTGGCCGCGCAAGTCACGAGCAAGGTGGTTACTACCTGCCCGGCGGCAAAGAAAAAGGTTCCGAACCCACTGCTGGTGACCTGGGTGTCGAATACGAAGCTGGCGAATCCGGCAAGTTCGACGTCAAGACCGACCTGCTGGAAGTGGTCAAGGACATGCGTAAGCGCAACGTTCCGACCTTCGCTGACGGTTACTACCGCTGTATTTGTGATCCCACTGCAATGATGCACCTGCGTCAGAACAGTGACTTCCGCGAGATCGCACGTTATCCCGGACAGGGCCTCATCGATCCGATGAACCCCATCACTGGTCCTTCTGCCAACTTCTTCCAAGGCATGGGTCCTGCTTACGGTCAAGCTGGCTTTGTTGCTGGTCAACCCGTTACGCCAACTGGCTTCCTGTTTGAGGGTGTCCGTTGGTTCGAGTCCACCAACCTGCCTGAAACCTCTTACAACCTGACTATTACCGATGCGACTGCTGCCGCTGCTGATTACGGCGCTGCTCAGTTGATCTTCTTCGGTCCTCAGGCTGTGGGCGTGGGTATTGGTGGTAACAATGCTCAGATTCTGTTGAACAACAACGACGACTTCAGCCGTTTCATCATCATGATCTGGTCTCTGTTCGCCGGTTTTGAAACCCTGAATAAGGATTTCATTACGGTTGGTTACTCTTTCGTATATTGATAGGAGGTAACTAACAATGGCAACTTTCGAATTTGATTCTGAAAACCGTACACCTTGGAACAATAAAATCTTCCCTGGTAACTACGTCGCCCACCTGAACGCATACCGTGACCAAGGCGTGGTCGCACTCCCTGGTGCTGTGTTCTTCCGTGGTGTGGGTGCTCTGGTACTCAACCCTGACAACGATGGTGTCCTCGATACCAACGGTGTGCTGGTTGCTGGTACCTACGATCTGCAAATCCTGTCTCCCGACCTGCGTCAGGACGACAAGCCTCGCAAGGATCGCCCCTTCGTGATTCCCGAAGGTGCTGTGGTGTATCGCACCGCCGTGTCTGCTCCGGGTGTCCGTGAAGAAACCGTGGCTGGTTCCGCAACTCTGACTGTTGCTGGTATCACTACTCCTGCCGCTGTGCCTGCAACCGCAGAAGCTGACGGCTACTTCGCTCCCGTTGGTGAGTTCAGCCTGTTTGAGTCCATCCTCGATGGAACCGCACTGACCGCTGAAACTCCCGTGCAAATCACCACCTCTGAAGACCTGATTGCAAGTCAGAAGCCTTCTGCTGGTGCTTGCCGTAAGAGCCCTTCTGCCATCCTGGTTGAAGTGTGCTACTACGTACCTGACGCTGCACCTGATGCAGACGACGTGCACATCCCCTACGGTGTTGAAGCCGGTCAAGGTTATTGATAACCTTTGACAGAACAAGAGCCTCTCAATGGGGCTCTTTTTTTGTGTCTATAATATGGGGTATAGGTGATAACTAAACATGAGTAATCTATTTC